GGTAATGCCGCCGCAAGGCGGGCATTGTCGTATAAGGTAGACATCTACCTGGACGAACACACGTTAGATCGTGTTGTGTGCAAAGTGCTCCTAAGCGCTGCGTACATGTACCGGTCTGGTGTAGGTTCTGAAGGGTGGTACCCCACCAGCAGTCCCAGATGGGCTGTTTCTAGTTCGGCTTCTAGGTCGGGGAGACTAGCGAGTGATCGCTAGTGAAATCCTAACGACTCCCTTACCCGGGGGGCTCGGGAAGCCGGAGAATATCTTACGGGTGACCGTAAGATCACACCGTCCCTAAGTTACAAGATAAACATAGTAACTATAAGGTTCCTCTGGGTTAACCTTTGGATCCTAGATTCAAACTCGTAGTTTGATACTTCCGTCGTAAAGGAAGGTCTAGGCCTCAAAGAGGCTCGGAGCAGCGGGAACGCCCGTTGAGCTGATACCCGTGAGGGTCAGCGTAGCCGAGATTGGTAGTTGCGGCTGCCGGGGACGACACCGAGAGGTGAGTGCTAGAAGCACAGGATCCTCATCTGGTGACTACCGTCGTCTTGGAGTAAAAGCGCCTCTGTCCGAGTTACTACCGATATTAACAAAGGTAGTAAAACGGCTCCCTCTTCACGTCGTGAAGGCCTCCAAAGGTCAGTGCTACGCGAGTACTGGGGAATCCGCCGAAAATCCAGGAGCAATCCTGGGGGGCTTGGATATACGTGATATTGCCAAGGCTAACGGTAAGGAGCACCCGCTCCTAGGCTGCTAAGCCGACCTGCGGCCCGCTCTGCTCAGGTGGAGTTGGGGAACCGAAGGGTTAACGGGTTACAAATGTTTTAACAAACAAATGCAACATGCTAAACATCAGACACCTTTATGGGCGCCTGGTGCCGCAAACGCTAACTTGGTCCTTCTGTGTAAAATCAGAAGTAAAACTAGCGGGGCTGCTCTTACGAGCGGTTCCGTTAGTCTTTGGGCAACTTTCGGCTTCGTTAGTCAAGGTAGTATGGGGATATGCCAAGAACGTAAGACGTATCTTACATGGGTCCGGGACCCGTGGGTTGGCCATTTACTTGAAAACTTGCTATCTTGTTACCCAACAAGTGGCCGGTGGACAGGTGGTGGAAAGCCCATGGAGACTCGGAGGCAACGTCGCGAGGACTCGCAAGGGACTCCCGCGGATCATCAATCCACAGCACCGAACGTTGATTCTTAAGGGTGATATATCAATCATTCGGCTTTGGCTAACTCTCTTTGGGCTTTACCGGGTGGTAGAGTTCAAAGGAGCGCTGAAACTGAAGACGATAACTGACCCGGGAGTCGACCTATCGGCGTTTATGGAGGGATGGGAAGCATGGGTCCCGAGATTCTATGCTAGAATCCGGTTGATTACCGGGGCTACATGGGAGCTGGATCCGACTCGCGATCTGACGATCCGGTCTATCCCGTTTATCCGAAAGAGTTCACCTAACAGTCAAGGGCTTGGCGCTCTAATCGCTCTCCCATTGGATTTACTCCTTTGGTCGAGTGATAGGGCTCATTCTCTTGCACTGACAAAGTGGCTCAAGAAGATAGATGAGTTAGATTTTCTCTGGGCGTGGCAGGGAGTGAGGAGGTGCTTGCTAAGGCTTGCACAACTTCATTTTCGAAGCGCGTCTAGGGGGGAATTAGTTAGGTTTCTACCACATCTGGTGGGCCGTGAGGGACCCCTCTGTGAAGAGGACTACCTTATGGCTTATCAGATGGCTAGGTTTAACCCTCTCCAATTCGGAAAATTGGGTTTCAAGGAGGAACCAGGGAAGATCCGCGTCTTTGCCATGATGAATCTCATCACTCAGACACTCATGCAACCCTTGCATAAGTGGATTTTCCGTCATTTGAGAGATGTCCCAAATGATGGGACGTTTGACCAGGTGAAGCCCGTACGTAACCTGCTTAAACGGATCGGTCGGGAGCGATTTTGGATCGCTTCCTACGATCTGTCTGCGGCGACGGACAGACTCCCCCTTCAGCTCCAGCTTAGTCTGTTACGACCGTTGCTTGGTGATGAGCTGACGGACCTATGGGCGTACTTTATGGTGGGCCATCCGTACGGACTCCCGAAAATAGCGACTAGCTATAATCTGGGGTTCGGTGCGGTTTGGTACGCTGTAGGGCAACCTATGGGTGCGTTGTCGAGTTGGGCTATGCTCGCATTGACTCACCATGCCATTGTACAATACGCTGCCAACCTAGCATACCCTAAACGAACCAGTTGGTTCTTGGAATATGCAGTGCTGGGCGACGATGTGGTCATTGCTGACCAATCCGTAGCGGTAAAATACCTCGAGGTCATGAAGATCATAGGAGTCAATATCTCG